TACTCTTTTGTCAAGGTGAACCCGTGGTATTTCTCGTTTTTTCCTCAAAAATCCGGACTTCACTTTGGCAATTTAGGCTTGCTACTAAATACGGATACAGCGAAAAATGGGTACGACAAATTTTAAAAGAACACATTGACAAGCAAAAGTCTGATTAAAGAGGTGATTTTATGCCAGATAACGCAAAAAATAAAAGTAGTATCGTTATTTTGATTATCATAGCATTAGTAATTTTCGGTGTGCTTGGATATGGTATATATCAAAATTACCCTAAGAGCAAAAATAGTACACCAGATGAAATACATACTACACAAATTGCAACTACTCAAGTACAAACAACTATGCAGAATACCACTGTAGTTCCGACAACAATAGTGCCGACTACTGCAGAGCCTACAACAGTTGCTCCTACAACAATAGAAGTAACAACTGTTCAACCTACCACCAAAGCCGAAATCAATAAAGAAGATGTATATCAAGCCTATCTTGAAACAATTAATTCAAACGAAATAGAAGGCTATTACATTTATGATGTTAATCACGACGGTATAGCAGAACTTATTATTAGCATTGGAGATAATTTATCAAAACTTCATTACGATTTTTATACTTACAATGATAATAAGGGACTTTACTATGTAGGTACAATTAATAGCAGTAGAGTTTTTTATGAATCTTATGAGGGTTCTTTAAAAACATTTTGGGCAAAACAAGGCTCATATTGTTTTGCAGAAGTCGAACTTAATAATGGAAGAATTAATGAAAATATCATTATTAACGATTATACATCAGGTGCTTATCCTGATATTGACGGTGTTAAATTAACTGAATCAAGTCCTTATGACAACAATCTTTTAGCTAATGAATTTAATTAATAAAAAGGAGAATATAAATGGACAAAATAGATTCTAATACAATCATAAAAAATCTTACAGGCATATTATGCGGTACAATTATCATATCTCTGCTATTTCCTTTTGTTTCAATAGGAGCTTCAGCAAATGCAGGAGGTATGGGAGAAGCAGAAGAAAGTACTGTATTAAATGGGTTTCAAATAATTACGGATGGTGGATTCTTAGGAATACTACTTATTGTCTGCCCTATTGCTATACTTATTGCTAATTACTTACCACAACTTCAAAAATATAAAAAGATTGTATCACTTGCTTTGTCTGTTGTTGGTATTGTAATGATGTTTTTAGTATCAGGTAATATATCTGCTGGTGCAAATGCAGGTGGTGAAGCAGTAGGTCAAATGACAGGAGGTTCAGTATCAGTAGAAATGAAAACCAACTATTTATTAGGTTTTTGGCTTATGCTCATATTCTTTATCGGAATAGTTATTTTATCAGCTATACAGTTTTTCAATCTCAAAGGAAATAAAGTTTTTGACGCAGTAAATAATGGCACTTCTGACGAAAATGCACCTGAAATAAATTTACAAAAGATTGCAAATATAGCTAAAAGCAAAACAAATTCATCTACAGAAAATGCAAAAAGCAGTTCAAATGATTCGCAAAGAAATACAAGTATTATTAATGAGTCTTCAACACCACAAAGTAACATTAATTACATATCAATGAATGCAACTGACAGTAATAGCTACACATCAAGCGTATCTCAATCAAATCTTCCCATAAATCAAACAAATGCAGAAAAAGAAAATCCAGAAAAAATAATGGAATTGATTAAAAAGCTTTTTGATATGAAAGAATCGGGAATTTTGACTGACGAAGAATTCAATATAAAAAAGCAAGAATTATTAAATAAAATGTAATATAAAATGGGGTAAGTACATATGAAAAACGGTTTTGTCTTTATAAAATTAATGGTATTCTTTCTTATAATTGCAGGTATTAGCTTTGGACTGTATTATTTTCTTAAAATGCCAATGTTATTCTATACTTGTGATGGATGTATAATTATTGCAGCTATATTCTTTATTGCATGGTTATTCAGACTTTTCTTTAAGAAAGATATTGACCGTAGCTTAAGTAGTGTTGATACAACAAAATGGAATTGTAACTACTGTGGAACGGAGAATCCAACAGAAGCAAGATTCTGCACAAATTGCGGCAAAGAACATTTACAAGAGGTGAATATAAATGACAAGTAAGGTATCACGCAATGCCAAACAATGTGTTACCTGTGAATATTGGAGAGGTCGCAGTGTTGAAGTTGATACACCTAATTTCATAATATGTGACCCAAAAGAGCGTGCTAAATGCAATCAAACTGGCTTTATTAAAGCTGTTTGGCAATCTTGCAGTAAACATCAGAAAAATCATAATCTTTAATTTAATAGTTTTTTATGCACTCACCAAAAAGCGGTGGGTGCATTTTTGCATAAATAAATGACAGAAAGGAGCAGAACAATGGAAGCATTATGGTTTGTACTTGGATTTGCTGTGACAACAACAGTTGTACTTGCAACAGAAAAACTCATCATCAAAAATTAATTTGGAGGAAAAAATATGTTTGGACTTATTATGGCACTTACAACAAAAGTAGCGGTAGAAATGTTTGCAACAGGTGCAGGAACTGCTATTACACTTCTCTGCACAGGTACAAAGCTGAGGAAAAGAAAATGATTGAAATATTTACACCTGATGATATATTAAAAATCAAGGACTGTTACATTGCCAAGTATATCAAAAATCTTTTCACAAATCTTCTGACACAAACCTCTGATTGTTCGCTTGAAACAATCGGAGGTATTTTTTATGTTGAAAATGAAAAAGACTTTGACGATTACAAAAGTTTTGGTTTATCCTCAAAAATAGCAGAAAGCAGATTTGAATGGATTGACTTGATAGGCAATGATTTTCTTGACGGATGCATAGTCCTTGACAATGACAGGGCAATAAACATTGTCGGCAAAGCTGACTATTTCAAAAAAGGAGTATTGAACAATGAGTATGGCGAACACAATTGAAACAAACAGCACAGTAAAAACAACAGCGGTCTTTTCCAAAAACAGAAACGACCGCTATTTGTTGAAAGCAGAATGGGACAGCAACAAAAAGTCGCTTGCAATAATAATGACCTATCCCTCATCTGCCGATGAATTGATTTTTGACCAAACAACAATGCTTGTCAGGAACGGAGCGGTAAAAAATGATTTCGGCTCTGTTTCAATAATCAATCTCTTCTCATCAATCGACAATTCTTTGCCTAAAACAGACAAAACAAACACTTCTTTTGTAATGAGAGAATGTGACAATGCAGATGTAATAATAGTTGCATATGGCAGAAGCACAAGCTTTGAGGAAGAAAAGAAGGCTTTTCTCAATGCTTTGACAGAACACTATAATGACAAACTGCACACAATCATTGACTCAAAAGGCTTGATGTTCTCGCACCCTCTCTCACCCTTTGCACACCAATGGAACATTCAGAAGTTGGATTTGAGAAGATGATTGCATTGCCTTGAGATTTTCTCTTTGTGTGCGAGTGTGCATTGCTTGAAAAAACGGGATTTCGGGGAAGAAGATTTTTCAAAAGGACTCTCAAAGTGAAAACTCTCCCGAAATTCCATCCACATTTTCGGTTTGCCCCGAAAAAAGCCTTTTTTCTTCTTTGGAATTTTGTCTGACAAAATCTCCGTCAATTTGCACAAACCATGGTTTTTATTTTTTTGCAAAAAACAACCTCTGTCAGAATTTTTCAGAAACTTTTGAGGAAGACTTTCAAGGGCAAAAATCTCCGCCACAATAATTCAACAGTTAAATAGCAATAATGCACAATTTGTTCATATCCACAGTTATTTTTTAAAGCATTGACAACAAAAAAATTTGAGCCTATAATAGCAATACTAAATACACAGGAGGTGTTATTATGCAAAATAATATAAATTTAAATGATTGCATAAAAGAAAAGATTTCTTTGAGTAAAAAATTTCAAAGAATCGATATTTCAGAAGAAGAATATCAGAAAATTATCAGTATAACAAAATCACATTACATTGTTGATAAGGAAAATAACTTCATCGGTGTTGTTAAGAAGAATAAATATTCTTACGAAATCCGATACATAATGACATATTGCAAGGTATTGCGAAAAATTATTGATATAGGTACAAAACAAATAAAGATTGAATATGAATACCACAACGGTATTGAAATTGATACTGTAAAACTTGACGGTGAATCTCTGTCAAAGTTTGGTTTAAAAACACTCTTTTCATATGGTGTTAGATTCAATGAAACCGATATTGATGAAGTAAACAAGTATCTTATGAATACCGATATGAAAGCTGAAATTGTATATGGCTACTCTAAGCTTGGCTGGGATAAAATTGACAATAATCTTGTATTCAGATATAACCATCTAATTGCCAATGAACAACTAAGTAAAGAATACATATACAACGGCAGTCTTTGTCTGAACCATAAAGGTACATTAGACGAGTGGTGCAATATGATTCAAAATGAAGTATGCGGAAATATTCCAATGACCTATCTTTTAATGGCTTCTTTCTCTTCCCCATTGCTTTCAATGTTGAATTATACACACGATTTTGGTTCTGTACTATTCTGTCTTTGCAACAGTTCAAGCAAAGGAAAAAGTACAACTGCAATGCTTTGTGCAAGTATTTATTCTTCACCTGTGCTGAATAAAGGTGTGGCAATAAGCTTTAACGGAACAGAAAATGCACTGCAAGAGTTTTTAAGTCAAATAAATGGTCTTAGTGTAGTATTTGATGAACTCGGTGCTTCTACAATATCTAACCTTGAAAGAGTTTTATATAGCTTTTGTTTAGGCAGAAGTAAGCTAAGACTAAACGGTGATGCTTCACTTCAAGATGTCAAAGAATTTTCTTCTGTGATATTCACTACATCAGAAATAAGCTTTATAAGCGAGAAATCTATGGACGGAATAAAAACCCGTGTATTTCAGATTGATGATACGCTTACAAAAAATGCAGAGAATTCTGACAACATCAAAAGTATTGCAATGGCAAACTATGGTGTTGTAGGAAATAAGTATCTGCAAATGCTTGTTGACAAAGGTCAGGAAGAAATTGAATCTGACTATCAGAAATACAAAAATATTCTTCTTAAAAAGAATAAAGATATTGATGATAAGTGGAAGTCAGAACACTCAAACATAATAAGTGAAAGTTCCTTGGCTTGTTTTGAACAGAGAAAAAGGTTGACCGACAGAATATTGTCAAAACTTGCAATTGTTGTTCAAGCAACAGCATATGCAAAGGAATTGTTTAATTTCAATATTGAAATATCTGATATGGTCGATTATTCCCTCAATCTTACAAACAAGATAGAGTCCACTCAGACACCTGAGGATGAACTGATGACAATAGTTCACGAAGATTTTGTAAAGAATATCAGAAAATACAAAATGAATTATCCGTTTGCTTTAAAAGTATTTGGTAAAAGAAAAGCGGAAGCGATTGATTATAACTCACTAAATATCGGATATGTCGGACTGATAAGACTTAGTGCAAGCGACAATCACTATGAAATATGCGTAGCTAAAAACTACTTTGAGCAAATGATGAAGAATAACGGAATAGTTGATTTCCGCAAAAGGCTTAAAAATTTAAGAGCATCTGGCATACTTGTAGCAGAAAAAGACAGACTTGTAGCGAGAGAAAAAATCATTGAAATAATTGACCTAAAGGTATATATATTCAGATTTCAGATTAATGACAAGATGATGTCACTTCACAATGCTTATGAAGAAATGTACTTTGACAAAATAGAAAATTCGGATAATATAGACTTTTTATCAGATGATGAAGTACAAAACATAGAAGAATGTCTTGGAGGTGAATGATTATGCCAACTTTTGATTTTATTCCCAAAAGAAAATATGAATATATTGATGACGGTACCTACACAGGTATTCTTGACGATATATATTTCAGTCCCGATTGCCGTAACTGCTGGTTCACAATAAAGGTAGATTCAATAGAAAACGGCTATTTTAACTGTATGTTCTCTAATATGGATATAGTTTTAAATAACTTCTGTTGTGAGTATGTAGATGATAATAACTGTTTTTGCAGTGATAATGTACTCGGCAAAAAAATTGAATTTTCCGTAAGTCAAAGAAAATACGGCTACAAAACTGTTTCTAAGATAACATCAATAAATGTTATTTCTAATAAAGAATAATTATATATTCATTAAATAAAAAAATCCCTACTTGCAGTATTATATATACGCAAAAATAATCATCAGGTTTTATTGTAAATGATTATTAGTGGTTTGGTATAAGAGTTGTGTAATACGGGATACACAAGCCAAGCATATAGAGTTTTACTCTATTTTAATCTCTTGATATAAAAATATTAGGAGGTTTTAGTATGAAAGAAACATTAGTGTGTTGCAGTATACTCCGAAATCTTTTGCTTAAGCAGGATTATGACAAGAGTATAGATAAAACTGAACATACAGATAATTGCATTTCTTCTGATTTCTACAATGCTTTAGTAGATTTACTGACAGAAATGGTTGATATAGATATAAAATAAATCATAAATTTTGAAAATCATCTGTGCAGTTGCTTTTCAGTGACTGCACTTTATTAAATTTTAAATATATATTATATACTTGAATAATACTTTAGGAGTGATAATAATGAATGAAACAATAAAAGTAGTCGGATATGCACGATTTTCTTCTTCAATGCAACGAGAGGAATCTATAACAGCTCAAAAAAGATATATGATGATGTATGCAAAAAGAAACAATATGGAAGTCATTGATTGGTATTGTGATGAAGCAAAATCGGCAAAAACAGTCAACAGACCTGAATTTCAGAGAATGATAAATGACGCAAAGAACAATCCTGAATTTAAGGCGGTATTGGTACATAAAACAGACAGATTTTCAAGAAATTTGAGTGACAGTATTCAATATAAAAAAATTCTTGAAGAATACGGTGTGCAAGTCATATTTGTTAATGAGCGTTTTGAAGATAATCCCGAAAGTCATTTATTGTATCATATAATGGGTTCGGTCAATCAGTTCTACAATGAAAATCTTGCGAGAGAAGTAATGAAAGGACTGAAAGAAAATGCTTATCAATGCAAATTTACTGGTGGCAGACCACCTTTAGGATATGATGTTGACAAAGACCTTAAGCTTGTCATAAATGAAAAGGAAGCCGAAGCAGTTAGATTGATATTTGAAATGTCTGCCGAGGGATACGGCTACGGAGAAACAATAGACAAGCTGAATATTCTCGGATACAAAACTAAAAAAGGATTGCCATTTGTAAAAAACAGTTTGTATGAAATACTAAAAAATGAAAAATACAAAGGTACATACATTTTTAACCGCAGTTGTTCCGCAAATGCTTTGAATAAAAGAAACAATCACAGAAGAAAACCCGAAGAAGAAATAATAAGGATTGAAAACGGCTGTCCTGCTATTGTTTCGTCAGGATTGTGGCACAGGGCAAATGCAGTCAAAAAGGCAACACGAAGCAGCTTTACAAATGCAAAAAATACATATCTGCTCACAGGTCTTATACATTGCGGTGAATGTGGTGGCAAATTTCACGGAAATATCCGCTATAACAAAAACAACACAAATTTGGTATATAGATGCAGTGCAAAAAAGAATAAAAGAAAATGTGAATCAAAAGAGATAAGATGTGAATATCTTGACAGCTTTGTTATTGATAAATTTGTTGAATTTTTCTTCAATGACGATAATATAAAGGTAATAACAAAGCAATTAAATGAGCAATACAGTAAGTCTTGCATTTCTGATTTAGAATACAACGAAGCAAAGTCAACCTTAAAAATTCTCGAAAAGAGCAGGAATAATCTTGTTGAAGCAATAGCAAAAACAGGTATAAATGACATAATGTCCGACAAAATCAAGGAATATGAAGAACAAATCAAAAAGACTTCCGAGTTCATTCATAAGTATGAAAAGCAAAAAATTGACAGAGTAATACCGGAAGATGAAGTCAGAGAACAAATAAATCATTTAAAGGATTACTTTTACAACCCTAAGAATATAATAAGAACAAAATTTGTTCTTTCGCAATATATAGACAGAATTGACATTTCAAATGAAAATGTGCAGGTTCATTTTAAAGTATCAATGTCCCCATCAGGTAATACTGATGGGGATTGTTTTTGTGTTCATACTGAAACTATAAAGAGAAAATATCTTTTTGATTATGTCTGCGAAAAGGTTGATTTTGAGCAATGGAACATAGAAAAACTAAACAAATCAGAATCGGAACATAGAAAAGGAGCATAGAAAAAGTGACTTATTTGGTGGACACTGACCGTATGCATACTCACACCGCTAAAAAATCCGATTGGAATGGGAGTTTTTGGGTATATGGTGGGTTATTCTGTGTACGGTTATATGATTTATATTGAAGCATTTTTTACTACATAAATGATTATCGTTTTGTCTAAAACACCGCATAGATATAGGAATTATCATAAACAGAAAAAGTCACGACTGCATATGCAATCGTGACCGAGTTGGTGGAGATGAGGGGAATCGAACCCTCACTTAAAGCAATTAAAAAGCCGATAAAATCAAGCCTTTTTTATTTTTGTGTCATCTTTCGGGTCATCTGCGAAATTTGCACTAAACATCGTGACTATTTTTGCGGCTATTGTATCAGTCTTATCTCTTAATGTGTGTTGATATATCTTGTGTAGCATTTCTACTGTCTGCCACCCTCCTATCTCGGCGATATACTGGTCTGGGATACCTTGTGCGTGACACTCAGACGCAAAATAATGACGGAGCTTGTGAAAGCTAAAATGCGCCACATCTGCTTTTTCAACAAGACGGTTAAAGGCACTTGAAAGAGTTGACGGTGAAATACCAAAGTGCTGCCATTTCCTACACTCCTTAATGAGATTAGACGGCAGTGGTACAAAGCGTGTGCCTGCCTCGGTCTTTGTTGTCTTGACAATAAATTTACCGTTACTGTCAGCGACTACCGCTTTAGTTATGCTTACCCCGAAACTGTTGAAATCAGAAGGCTGTAATGCACATATCTCGGAACGGCGTAGAGAACCTTGGCTTGCGAGCTTGATGGGGACTCGCAGTCTATCATCTGCAAGTTCGAGCAACTTGTTAATGTCCTCTGTTGTCGGAATGGTATATTGCGGCTTTATTTTTTGCGGTAGCGTTGTATTGAGAGTCAAGGAAGGATAATAAGCTTTCAGAACTGCGGACAACAAGCCGTGAGCATTGCGAACGGTCTTAGGGCTGTGAGCAACTGACAACGCATTAACTGAGTTCTGAATCAATACAGCGGTAAGCTTAGTAAGCTTAAACGGCATTAATTCAGTAAAGTAGTTACGCTTAATTTTTTCATATCCAGCTATGGTACTTGGACTAAGAACTGCTGACTTACTATCAATATACATTTCGTAAGCCTGCTCAAGCGTGAGGTCATTATAATCGATACAAGAGGTAGTCAGCGACAGCTCAAATCTATCCGCTGCCTTTTTCGCTTCTTTTTTTGTTGGGGCTGTAATTGATTTGTACTTTTTCTTTCCGTCTTTGTCTTTACCAAGAAAGACACGCACACGCCAGTTGCCCGATGGCATTTTTTTAGGTTCTGCCATTTGAAACACTCCTTTTTATCTAAAAAGTGTGCAAAAATCCCCTGTAAATTAGTCATTGAAAAATTTACAAGGGTGTGATACAATATTATTGCGTTATATCGTATCATCTGCACGCTGTGTAGGTGATTTTCCGCTCTGTTCGAGGACCAGTCGAGCAGGGCGGATTTATTTACTCATCTTCTTCATCTATTGTGTAATCATTTGTATAATTTTCATTAGATGATTGAGATTGTCTAAATTCTTCTGCGAGCATAGTTTTATTAAATTCAGCAGTCGGCTCAATTTTGTTTACAAGCTCTTCAAGTTCATCTACTGTAGTATAGAAAAACTCCTTACGCATATTGACTTTATTAACTCTTTTATCGTTCAAAATGCTATGTAATTTACTTTCAAGTCCAACAGCATCTTCCGAAAAAATGAAACTATGTACATCAAATTTAAATGGTACAGAAGCATTTCCTAATTCGTTTACTCTGTCTTGCGGGTCAATTCTTCTTGTCATACCAACTTTAAATACATTTTCACCGAACGATCCAAGATTACTTATAATATATACATTACCTGCCTTACCATTTTGAAGTTGAACGATATTATCTTTTTTAATAGTGACATCAGCAAGTTTTGCTTGCAATTCGAGAATTTTAGCATTTAAAGCTTTACTTTCTTCATCTGCCGAAGCTTTTAACTGCTCTTTTAATTTTTCAATTTCATTGTTATATTTAAGTTCTTCGTTTTCAATCTTCTTCTTTTCCTGCTCAAGTGCCTTGCGTTCTTCAGCTTCTTGACGAATTTGCTCTTTAATAGCAAGTTGCTCTTGCTTCGCCTGCTCTTTTTTTACATAATAGTTATACTCTATTTTTACAGCATTTATAAATAAATATTCTATTTCGCCTATAAATTTTGTAAGAGTTCCAGCTATATTCTGATTACCTTGAGCTGCGATATTCAGATATTTTTGAGAAGTATTTTTTACTTGCTCAATAGCATTATCTAATTTTTCATATTTCAGATTATATAAGATATTCTGCAATTCTGCTCTTAAAGCTATTACCATTAAATCATAAATAGCTTGATTCGCCTTTGTAGTGTACCTGCTACGATATTGTGATAAAACTTTTTCGATTTGTTTGTCATTGTCTTTAAATGCTTTTCTTAAACTTTTAACATCCATATAATGTAGCTTAAGAATAACAGACGGTGACAACTCTTCAAGTTCATCAAACTCTGATTTATATAATTTCAATTCTGCTAAATCAGGAGAATATTCAAAAAAATTAGATATAGAATAATCAACACTCTTGTATAGCTCTTTCGTTCTGTCTAATTTGTTTTTAGCTGTTTTTAATTTCTTTTCTGTTTTTTCGATTTCAACATTTAAGCTCAGTATTCTCTCATCTGTTTTAATCTTTAAATCATTAAGCTTTTCTTTTGTTGATTCAGTTTCATCGTTAAGCTTATTTTTTAATAAAGCACGCTGATTTTCAAGATTTAAAGCTTCCTCTTTGCTTTTCTCAATTTCTTGCTTTAATTGTTGAATAATTCTCTGTGATGTATCGTAATCATCAAAGCACAATTCGCTTAATTTTTGCTTTAACTCATCATTTTGTTTTTTTAGCGTTTCAATTTCACTCTTATATTGTGAAACTTTAAAAATATCAAAAAATCCCATTGCTAAGCTCCTCACATAATATAATATTTGACAAAATATATAATATATTGTAAAATAGATTTAGAGGAGTGCGCTTTCTTCTCATATCTTTTTTAGTCAGTCATAGCTCCACCTGTGACTGACTTTTCTTTTTATTGATAAATTCTATAAACTGCTTTACTACTTCTCTTTCGAGCGGATGCTTATAGAAAGCATTTCTTTTTTCAAGTTCTTGCATTCTGTTAGCTCTGTAAGTTGCTGCTTCAAGACTTATGTTACAGAACATAGATATTTCCGCAGCGGTTAAAATCTGCAATTCGTGCAGAACGCACGCAGGAGCGAGCAAGTCACGAGCGAACACATTTGCCGAGTGTTCGGCGTCATCTGTTGTCACAAAGCCGTTGCCATCAGCTTGAAACATATGTCCAAGAAAAATATGTCCAAGCTCGTGCGCTATTGTAAATCTGCATCGTCGAACTGATTGCTTATCAGAATATACAATATACAATTTGCCTTTTTGCATTAAAGTTGTTCCACTTTCTTCATCTTTTAATAGATTAACATTAGAATTTTTAAGCAATATAATTTCAGATTTATGCACAATAGAACTCACTTTAACGGGCAACTTGTCAATCTTATAGTCAATCAAACAGCGCCATGAAGCGTTACGAGCATTTTTATAACATCCATAATTCAATCCTAATCACCTCATAGGGTATTGTACCCTATGAGGATTTTTTTATTTTACAAATGTTATAAATCCGAATCGTCAGGAGTAAATTTGCTAAGATCCGGCATATTTACTACTTCAATAGGTTGATTGTTATCCTTACTGCGTGCGGCTTTTAATGTAGGGATTAATTGTTCTTCTTCATCAATATGTAAAATAGTGTCAATAGTATATTGATGTTCCGGATGATTACGATAAGCAACAACAAGTTTCTTTTCGTGAGTAGTTAATTCATTGATATGTATATCTTTTTTTATTTCTCCATTAACAAGAGCATTTATATCTAAAGATAGAGTATTACAAATTTTAATGACATTTTGTATAGATGTTCCCCAAATTCCTCTACTAAAAATACCTTTAACTGTAGTATATGGCAAATCTGCAACTTTCGCAAACTGCATTATACTCTTATAGTTGTCTAAAATATAATCTTGTAATTTTTGTTCGACAGTCATTGTGACCACCTCTTTCGATTACAAGTATATTACAAAATATTGTAGATGTCAATATAAAATTTACCTTTTTTAGTAAATAATTTTTAAAAAACTATTGACAATCTACTTTATTAGGTATATTATAATATCGTAATCTACCTTATAAGGTAAGTAGGAGGTATTAAAATGCTATATCCAAATTTAATTAAAGCCATGAAAGACGAAGGTGTTACTAAAACCGATATTGCAAATTTATTAGGTTTACACTTTAACACGGTTACAGCAAAAATGGAAGGTGAAACAACATCAAATAGAGCTGTATATCAAGTAGGATTTACACTTATTGAGGCAGTAATGATTAAAAACATCTTTTTTAAAAGATATGACCTTAGTTGGCTTTTTGATTTTCACGAACACATTAAAACAGCATAAGAGGTGATTACATGCCGAAAATAAAAAGAACAATAAAAGCTGAACAGGAGCAAGAATATATGTCAAGAGTAGCACAATGTCTTTTCTTTCGATTGAACTGTATCGGTTATGACAGAGAAAAAATTAGCAAACTCTTTGGCATTAATCCTGCTACCTGTTCAGCACGCAAAAACAAAAGTCCTGAAAATTTCAGACTTGAAGAAATCGTCAGAGCTGCGGAAGTCCTTGGAATTAAACCATATGAACTTTTGATTGACCCCGACGAAATGAAAGGAGAATGGAAATGGAAGTAATTATCAACAAATCTAAATCGTATTCGTTTAAGGAAGTTGAAATCGGAGATGTGTTCTCTGATGATTTAGGACGCTTTATGATGAAAGTATCATACGAAACAGCAATATGTTTAGAAGATAATACAGTCTATGGCATTAACAGCAATGTCAAATGCTATCTGAGGGACTGCGTGATTATAGAGCGTGAATTGCTCGAAAATCTTAAGGAAGGAGCAAACGGATATGAGTAAGCTTGAAAACTTACAAATCTGCATCAAAGACGGCGAGGTTATAATCTTGCAGGGACTTGACACCGTTACGGCTGAAAGGCTTGAGGACATTTTAAACTATGTTGCAGAAGTCAAGGAAAGCCTTGACAGGCACAAGCTCAACAATAGAGCAACAGGCTTTAAGCGTTTGGCCCACAATTGCAAGAAGTTTCTCCGTTGTTGCAAATATGCAGCGAAAAATTAAGGGGGTGTAACAGATGAAAAAAGGGACAACAATCGAAAGCGGATACGATGCTTCGGGGCGCTGGTGTCTGAAGCTTCGAAAAGCTAAAGGCAAGTTTACGCTTGATGAAATAATTGAAGCGGCGAAAGAATGGGAAGAAGATTACTACGCTGTGATTATTAAAGCAATGAGCGATGAGATAGCACAGTATTACGACGATGACCTTGACGGCGACTGCGTGACATTGTATCGTGCTACAGATTTTATAAGCAAGGAATGTAGCTAATGAAAAGATTAACTTTAAATCAAGACAGCAAAATCAAGGTTAAGGACATCTACGGCAAAATGCACGATTGTAAAGATGTGCCGAATGAGTTTTACGGCTGTATTCGCAAACTTTACGACTACGAGAACACAGGCTACAATCCCGACTTCATCGACACTATTCCGTATATTTTACAAGATATGGCGGAACTCCTTGAAAATCCAACAACAGAACACATCAAGGCTTGCAAGTCGAAGATTGACTACATTTTAAATGCAAAAGACAAAGCCGCCAGCTAATGCACAGCTGGCGGCAAAGTGAAAAGATATAAAAATATTTACCGTTTTTATTATATCTTTTCTCTCTTAAAAAATCAAGAGGTGAAATTATGAATATTTTAGAAAATGCAGTCAACTGCATAAAAAATCAAGGCAAAGGCTATAAAAAATACTCTAACGAATGGAATGTAATGCAACAGCTTATCGACATTATTACAGCACAGCCGGAGAGCGCAGAAATTGTGTTGCAGGACCTAAATGTTGAAGAAATGCAGGTGCCTGCACTCGTGAAGAAAATAACAAGCAAGAAAATTGCAAATCCTGTTGAAGTTATGAACGCTATTTGCGACTTTTACTCAATCCCAAAACCGAGCGAATTGCCGCCGGAAGTGTGGCGAATGAACAGCACCTCTCCTGCCCCGACAAAGTCTGAAAAACAAGGCTTTATAAACCTTATGGATTTACTGTGAGGTGAGTATAAATGCAGAGAAAAAAGCTGTTAGCGTTAGAAATAAACAAAAACCGTGCGGATGTACCTGCAATGCAAGCTGTAGTTGAGTTTCAGCATAAAGACAAGTATGTCAATTATACGACACACGAATACAATTATGTTTATGATGCCTTTATTGATGAGTCAACAGGTGAAAAAACTCTTATAGTTGATATGTTTAAGCCTGCCCCGGCGGCGGAGTTTCTCTATAGACTGTTCATCGGAAAAAACAAGCAAGGTGATGACAAATGGTTTATCGTTAAATCAGACGGCACAGTCAGTGAAAGCAGTTTGCCGGTTGATTATTACTGCCATCAATTCTATTATCAGTTCAGCGCTGATACTGATAAGGTCATTGATGAGTATTTGTCAGATACTAAATCATATGCAAAAGGTAAAGGCATCGAAAAAATAATAGCTTGGCAAAAAGCAGTCAGGCAAAAAAGGCTCAAAGATAAATATCAAAAAATTAAAGACAGCATAAGTTATGAATTAGCAGAAATTCGCCCACTGCCGCAGTCAGTACATAAATGGATTGATAATACCGTAATGGCATATAGCAGATATATGTTTTATGATGCCAACGGCAAAAAGCAGACTACTGCAAGATGTTCCGTATGCGGTAACGAGGTTACTATTAAAAATGTACGCAGCGGAGATAAAGTCACTTGTCCTATTTGCCACAAAAAGTGTACCGCAAAACCATATCGAAAATATTTGAATTCAAACGGCTTTTGTAACAGAGAAACAATAATGTATCTACAACCGTTCAAAGGAACAAGATTTTGTGCTCGTGAATTTATTGTCAAATACGCATACAGTCAAGGCAGAATTAAGCCACGCATCATTATGCAAGAACTTTCAAGAACAACTTGCGACTTTGACGGACAAGAAATGCGAGTGCAGGAACAATACACATATGACGAAGATTACAAAGGCGGTGACTGGCGAAAGGATTTTTGTAGAAGTGTAAACTCAAGTTTGCCACTCTACCCCGGCACGCTCAATAAGATATTTAAGCGTGTAAAAGGATTTAACAAGTGGCATATCGACTACGGCAAGATAGCGAGGTTATGCAATCCTGTCGGTTGTGAAAACTTGTATAACGCAGTCAATAAAGTTGCAAGTCTTAACAATATAATCGACAACGGCTTAATTAATCTTGCACGAGATGTCATTACATACACATACAGATGTACTGAATTTGATTTAGCAAAAGGGTCTTTGAGAAAAAGTTTCGGAATTACTAAAGACGATTTAAAAATTTTAAAACAGTTAAACCCCAAATTACACGAATTCGAACTATACAAAGCGTATAAACAAACAGGCAGAAAAATTGACATTGAAGAGTTAAAAGAATTTTTTGCAATTCGTTCAATGATCGACTGTGATGTTAATGATATGTTAAGAATTTTAGAATACAGTTCTCTAAGAAAATTTTGCCAATTTTTCCGCAGATGGGAAAGCGAAAATTGCGCAAAACCGTATGATAACTACTATTATTTTGACCCAAGGAGAATCTTTTTCGGAGATTATAAAGACTATATAGAAAACGCTGCCTTGCTTGAATACGACCTGACGAATTTAGAGGTCCTCTACCCTAAAAATTTTAAACAGGCTCACGATTTAGCGTCAGATATAGTCAACGACAAAAATTTCAGCGAAGGAGAACTGCCGCAGATAGCTCGACAGTATGAAAAATACAGTAATCTATACAGCTATGAAGATAAAGACTTCTGTATTATGCCGCCCGTAAGACACAATGACTTAAAAAACGAGGGTAAAACACTATGCCATTGTGTAGCGACCTACGCAAAAAAAGTAGCAACAGAAAAGACAATTATACTTTTCATTCGTAAGACAAGTGAAAAAGAAAAACCTTACTTTACGCTTGAGCTTAATCCTGTGACACTTAGAATTGAGCAGTGCAGAGGATTTGAAAATTGCTCATATCCGAACGAAGTTAAAAAATTTATGGATAAATGGTATAAAACAAAAATAGAACCACTGATAAGGAGTAAAGAAAAATGTCAGACAACAGCAGCATAATGAGTATAGCTGATTTCAACATCACTGAAATGTCAGCAGATACAATGTCAGCACTAAACACTCATCAGAAAATAATAACAGCAGAGCAGACGGCTGCAAATGCAATGATTAGCTTGTGCGAAAATCTTAAATTAATGAGAGATAAGCACTTATACGAAGCGCTCGGCTTTGAAACATTTGATACATACACAGAGCAAGCCTGTGGCATTAAACGCAGACAAGCTTACAACTACATCAGCACATACGAAAAGCTTGGCGGTACGGTTTTGCAGTCAAATGCACAGCTTGGTATTACTAAATTGCAATTACTTACAGAAGTATGTGCAGTAGACAGAGCTGAAATTATAGCAGAAAATGACCTTGCCGGCATGTCGGTCAAAGAAATTAAAGAACTTGTTGAAAAAAGCAAGCAGCAAGGTGAACAGCTTGCTCTTCTCGGTGATGAGCTTAACAACAGCAACAACGCACAGAAATCGTTACAAGCAGATAAACAAAATCTCGCAGAGGAAAACAAGTTATTGCACAAACGAATTAAAGAACTCGAAAGCAGACCTGTTGAGGTTGCGGTACAAGAACCAACGCAAGCGCAAATTGAAGCAGCGGCAAAAAGCAAAATAAACAGCTTAAAAGCGTCATTTGAAAAAGAAAAACAAAATGCTGTTGAAGAAGCTGTCAGACAAGCTACAGAAAAAGCACAGACAAGTGTTAAGGATGAGCTTGAAAAAACATACAGAGCTAAGCTTGAAGCAATCGACAAAGAAAAAGCAGACGCTATTAAAAAAGCAGAACAGTTGGCAAACAAGCTTGACAAAAATGCAGATGCTGACCTTGTGACAGCAACTCTTTACTTCAACGAGTTACAATCACATCTCAAAAAGTTTATTAACAGCGTTGAGAAAATTTGTGAAACAAATTCGGCGCAAGGTGAAAAGCTCAAGCAGATTGCACAAAACTTCTTGAGCAATACTATTGCAAATCTTAATTAATCAGTTAGTAAGCTCCGCACGGCTTTACTATATATCAGAAAGTACAACTTTCGTGGATTATTCTTTTTAAAATATAATACTGACTTGCATAATGTTACTGCAGAGCAGGTGCGGCTGCTCTTTTGGTATTTAAGGAGCATGTTATGGAACTACTTGAATTTAAAAACAAAATTTTTGAATTACTCAATGTTACCAAAACATCAGAAATTGGAAATGCTTTACTTGATGTTGTTTTAAAGCCAAATTTTTATATTTTTGATGAGTATAAAAAACTTTGTGACGGTTCAAAAGACTGGTTGCAGGCGTTATGGCAATATTATGAAGCTGACCGAGCGGAAAAGAAACAAGACTACACACCAAAAAGCCTTTGTAAATTAGTCTCTGCTTTAGCTGGTAACTGTGAAACGGTTTACGATTGTTGTGGCGGCAGCGGAGCTTTAACGGTGCAAATGCTAAAAGATAGCAAAGCGAAATTTGTTTGTGTTGAAGAGCTTGATGAAAAAGTTATACCATTTCTACTTTTTAATCTGTGTTTGCATAATGTAAACGGCTATGTTTTTAATGGCGATGTATTGACGCGCAAGTTTTTAAAAATATATAAACTTTCGGCAGATGACAAATATAGCAAAGTGGACGAATTGCCAAGCAACGAACAAATCAATCTGCATTGTGATGTTGCAGTAAGCAATCCGCCTTACAACATCAAATGGAAACCACCGTTACCGCTTGAAAATGACATTAGATTTCCAGTGATTCCGCCGGCGAGCAATGCGAATTATGCTTTTGTTTTTAATTGCATTGCGAGAGCAAACAAGGCCGTTTTAATACTTCCAATGGGCGCGTTGACGCAACGCAATGAATATGATATACGAAAATATTTGATTGATAATGATTTGATTGAGTCGATTATTACTTTACCAAACAATATGTTTGAATGTACAAGTATATCAACCTGCATAATGGTTTTGAACAAAAACAAAGCAAACAAAGGCAAAGTGAATCTGATACATAGCATTCAAAATTTTGTCGTTGAAGAGCGAGAACAAAATGGACAGTTTGGCGGTAAAAGCCACACGAACAGAACTTACAAAAAGGAATATAATGTTTTGTCCGATGAAAATATAAATAAAATCATTCAGGTTATCGAAAACCTAACAGAAGTGAATAAATTTTCTTTGATAAAGTCAAACGCAGAGATAGCAGAAAAGAAATATATGCTCGCTCCGAGTATGTTTTTTGATGTAAATATTGAAGATTTTGAAGATAGCAAACATCGTGATTTACAAGAAATAGCCAGCAATATTAACTACATCATTAAAATGCAAAATGCTTGTAAATTAGTAATCAATGAGACGATTGCTAAGAAAATGGGTTTTGATATTCAGCTTTATAAAAATGAGTTCAAAAATTCAAATCAACTTGCAGATGAGCAGTCTAAATTGTTAGGCATTAAGATTGAAAAGTCTGATTATATCCAATTCACCAAGAGCAAAAATGAATTTATGTTTAAGTGTAATGACAAAGAATTGCTGCCGGATATATTTATTCATTTTTTGTCGATTTGGAAAAATCAAATTGCTCTGCTAAACACAATGCAAAATCAATATTTATCAGAATTAAGGGACGCAATATTGCCCGATTTAACGAATGGTAAAATTGAATTATAAAGAATACAACAAATCGAGGTAAGTCTGTTGAGGTTGCTGTACAAGAACAACGCAAGCGCAAATTGAAGCAGCGGCAAAAAGCAAAATAAAAGGAGAAATGATATGAAACGGAAAAAACTTGATCATCTTGATTTGGTATGTCTTGAGATTGCTAAGTATAACAAAATACATAACACATATTACAGCTACGGCGAATACACAGCTTTAGTGCGTGCAGGAAAGATTATATCAGATGTTGTGAATGAAAAGAGAGTTAAGAAAAATGATTGATTGTTCAAGAACTGAAAATTACTTTGCGGAAAAGCAAAGAATGACGAAAAAACATAAACTAAATCACGGTGGATATGCATGTAAACTTAATTGTACTGACTGCCCTTTGAGCCATTTAAATAATGGTTCTACGATGTTGTGTTCGGATTTTGAAAGGATTTACCCCGAAAAGGCGATTGCAATCATACAAAAGTGGAGTGATGAACACCCGCAAAAAACTTATTTGAGTGAGTTCTTGAAGAATTATCCCCATGCAGTGCTCAATGATGACGGAACACCCACTTTTTGTCCTTATGAATTGAGCCTTATAAGCGTAGACAATTGCAGAAACGACGGTGACTGCGTTAAGTGCTGGAATCAGCCGATTGAGGAGAGTGAAAGTAAATGAGAGAAATATTATTTAGAGGAAAATTCGGGAACGAATGGAAGTACGGCTTTTTGAGTATTGAACCCCAAGGCTTGGTAATCAAAGAGCCATACAAGAACGATAGTTCAAATGTGTGGCATATTGAAAGCGACACAATAGGTCAGTACACAGGCTTTACGGATAAGAACGGTGCTAAGATTTTTGAGGGTGATATTTTGGCGTTTGATGATATGGACGGCAGTAAAGGAATTTACGAAGTCTTTTGGGACGGCAATAACGGCAAGTTTGCTATTGCAGCAAGCGGCAACAGAAATTATGTTGATGATTTCGAGTTGTTTGACGAGTTGTTTGAAAGGAACGAATATTTCAAGCTGTTTGAAGTCATCGGCAATATCTATGACAGCCCCGAACTTTTAAAGGACGAAACAATGACACTTGACGAATTAAAAGCTGAAATATCCGAACGCATCGAAAGTGAACAGGAGAAGATGAGCGGATATAATGACAGCAAAAGCAGAAAGGACAAACATTATTACATAAGCGAAGGAATGGTGATAGCGTACGGAATTGTGGCTGATTATCTTGGTGATTTGGAGGTGCTTGAATGACAAATGAGGCGTATGAGCAGATTAAGCTATTCAACTGGGTTGCGTATGCGAGAAATACTTATCCGCAGCTTGACTTGCTGTATCATGTACCAAATGGTGGCAAGAGAAATCAAAAAGAGGCTTTTAATCTTAAGCGTCAAGGAGTGCGTGCAGGTGTACCGGATTTGTGTTTGCCGGTTGCAAGAGGAAAATTTCACGCACTTTACATTGAACTCAAGGTGGGCAACAACAAAGCGACTGAAAAGCAGCGAAAATGGATAAAGAGACTGAGAGAGCAGGGCAATTTGGCGCTTGTTTGCTATGGCTGGGAGGAGGCCTCGGCTGTACTGCTTAAGTACATAAAGCTAAAGGCGGACAGTGAAGATGAAAAGCTGTGAGAATTGCAGGCATTTTACTCGCTGCTCAGCGAGGAGCAGAGGAGTGGTGTGCAACTGCTGGGGAAAATATACAGGAAGAAAGGACGGAATAAAAACGATGGCAGAGGAAAAGGTACTGGTTTTCAAGTACGCAGAGCCGCTCGGCTACAAGAAAGCGCAGGATAAAATTCTCAAGTATCTGAATTTAGGAGAATAACAATGGAAAATGAAAATGCAGAAACCAAAGTCGAAGAAGTCACAGAAGAGAGTAACTTTGACACTCTGAGTGAACTTGACAAGCTTGCGGTCGGATTTATCGCAGGTGAAATTGATACAGATATAATAAACAGTCTTGATACATACAACCGTTGGTTTGTGCTGTCGATGTCAGCTATATATAGTTGCGGCAAAATCGGCTTGCTCTCGGCTAAAAGTTGTGTGCAGGTCAAATACAAGTTATTGAGCGAATACAGACGATTCAGAACAGAAACATATTTCGCAGAGATTGAGCACCGTGAATGGATTAAACGAACGAGAGAAACATCTTGCAAACTTACAGAACTTGCACATCAAATTAATAACAAAGATACTGATGCATTAAAAACAGCTGTCGAGATTATTGACTTATTCACGAAACAAGATGTATATAATCAATTATTTATAAAAGCAGAAGCTGATGAAGAGTATAAGCAGAAATGTGTACAAGCTCTTACACAAAATGAAAAACTCTTCTTCGACCGCTTTGGCAATATACCTTTTGTAGATTTGCTTTTTAAATTCTATAAATCCACAGAAGAGAACAGAGCAGCGGAAATATACAAAGAACTTGATTGCGATAATCTTAATGTTGTTGCACATAGAGTTCCTGTAAAATCCGAAAATTGCAAAGGCATAGCAAAATCATATCTTGAATATTTCAAGTAAAAATCGCAGGGGCTGAAATGCCCCTGTATATCCTGCTAAAGCAATTAATTAAATGACCGTTAGAAGAAATCGTGATATAATAAAAGGTTTATAACAATGTACATATACAAATGTGAAATTAAATCAGGTCCTTTACTCGAAGTAAAATATTATAAATCATTGCGCAAACGCAACAAAAAAAATATTGCTCGTAATTTTAATCAAACAAAGACAAACGATAAGCAAGCAATTGCAAATCGTATTCGTGGAGAGCAACACACACAAAGACTACTCCTCTGTAATTTTACGGAAGGAGGTTGGTTCGCTCGTTTTTCTGCACCAAAAGGAGAATTCACTGAGGATCAATTCGAAAAGGTAGTTAATAATTTTTTCAAGAGAATTAAACGCAGAACTGACAAACTCGGACTAAAATTCAAATATATCGGTTATTGTGAATGCGGTAAACTGGGTAAGAATTGGCATTTACACATTGTGATTGAAGATTGTATCAGAGAGATAGCAAGAGAGTGTTGGCAATGGAAGAATGGCATAAACTTCACACCGTTATATCAAGATGGAAATTTTATTGATCTTGCAAAATACATACGCAAAGATGTTTGTGGAAAGAAAAGATTACGCACTTCAAGAAATTTAGCTAAACCTAAAGTAACGGTTGTCGAAGGTAAAAAAAGAGAATACAAAAAACTTGAGAAAGGTGAAGCCTTGCCTATACCCGCAGGATATTATTTTTATAAAGACGATATGTGGATTAATGATTTTACAGGAGCAAGCTACCATTTCGTGTTTATGCAGTTGACTGCAACGATGAGAAAAAGCAACAAACAAAAGCAGCAGAAATAGCTACGCAACAAAATCAATTAATAAATTATCAAACGTAGCGGTACGGAAGGAGTTTGGTTTAAATGTCAGAAAAAAACGGACAACATTTTAGAGTTGATTTAAGTTTTTCTAAAAATCTAAAAAAAATAATGTGTCAAAGAAAACTTAATGCGAGAAATTTAGCAGAAATATCAGGTGTTTCAAAAACTTCAATATGCGCATATCTCAAAGGAACTCAACCGAGCGCCTTTGCAATTAAGAGAATAGCAATTGCTCTTGAAGTATCAGCGGATGATTTACTTGACATTTATATTAAAAGATAAAAATATTTTTCATTTGTACAACATTGCGGACAAAATAAGTTTTAAAATAAAATTATAAAATTTTATTTTAATTTTTTGAGGTCAAAAGTGCTATTAAAAAAATGTGCTACATGTAATGTTTTCATTCCTTACGGTGAAAGATACTGCAACAGATGTAAGTCGATTGCTGCTGAGAGAGAAAAAGAAAACAAAGCTAAATTATCTGCAAAATATAATCGAAAAAGAAATCCAAAGTACAGTAATTTTTACAAATCGAAAGAATGGAAAATGCTCGCACGGAAAAGGCTTCAAACAGATAAATATAAATGCCGACGATGTGGTCAACTTGCAGAAGAAGTGGACCATATTATACCAATTCAAACCGATGAAGGTTGGGAAATGCGACTTGATTTTTCAAACACACAATCACTTTGTACAAAGTGTCACAATCTCAAGCACCGTCGGTTTTTACCAAAAAACGGTAAGGGGTAGTCAAAAAAATTCACGACAACCAAAAAGGAAACGGTGCAGGTAACCTTTTTGTAGAAAAAACTCCCCACGGCGTTCAAAATCAGGAGGTGAGATTATGGCAGGACAACGACAACCTATTGAACTTTTAAAAGCTAAAGGTAAAAAACATTTAACAAAAGCAGAAATTGCCGAACGAGAAAACAACGAAATTAAGCCTGTATGCGATAATCTCTCACCGCCTGAATGTTTAACAACAAAAAAACAGCGTGAGAGATTCTGTTTAATTGTTGAGCAATTAAAAGAACTAAAAATTGTAAATATAACAGATACAGATGCTATTGCTCGATATGTTATTGCGTATGAAATGTATGTAAAATTATCAAAACAAATCCAAAAATCCGAAGTAATCAAAGACCCTTATGCGCTTGATGCATACTATAAAAATCAAGATAGAGCTTTTAAACAATGTCGTCAATGTGCAGTTGACCTCGGAATGACTATTTCGAGCCGTTGTAAACTTGTTGTTCCAAAACCAACAGAAAAAGCTAAAGAAAACAAGTTTGCAAAATACGAAGTTGGTTAAAACTTATGAATGACAGAGTAACAGAGTATGCTCAAGCTGTCGTAAACAATCAAGTAAAATACTGTTGTAAATTACACATTTTAGCTTGCCAAAGACATTTAAATGATTTAAAACGACAAGGCACAGATGATTTCAAATATGTGTGGAATGCAGAAGCAGCGGAGAATATTCTCAAGTTTGCTGAAACATTAACAATCAAAGAAGGTTTTAAGCAAAAGCCGGTTAAACTCATTCCATCACAAATATTTGATTTAGGCTGTACATTTGGTTGGTTAAAAACAAACGGTTACAGAAGATTTCGGCGAAGATATAAATCAGTTGCAAGGCAAAACGGAAAAAGTTTTGAAAATGGAATAATGGGTCCGTACATAGCTGCTTTTTCTGGCTATCAAGACGGTTTGCTTTTTACCGCTGCAACGAAAAAAAGGCAATCAAAAATAGCGTGGAATGAAATGCGAAAGTTCATTGAAGTTGACGAAGATTTAAAAGAATACTTCAAAATTCAAGATTACATTTCAACTATTACAGCTCTGAATACAGGCTGCAAGATTGAAGCTCTTTCAAAAGAAGGCGGTCTTGACGACGGATTCAGAGCTATTTTTACAAGTCTTGATGAATTACATCAACACAAAGATAATAGCATTTATTCCGCTTTGTACAAAGGCACACGAAATTTGCCGGAAACGCTTTTATCGATTATTACCACACGGGGTAAAAATCCTCGGTCCTTTTGTAAAGAATTTGATGATTATTGCATTAAAGTCTTGCAAGGGATAATTGTTGCAGATGACATATTTGTAGACATTTTCACTCTTGATGACGGTGACAATATCTACAAACTTGAAAACATACTGAAAGCAAACCCTCTTTATATCGGTGATGAAGAAAAAATAAAAAACATTCTCGTTGAAGCCGAAACAGCAAAAAATATGGGCGGTCAAGAAAAAACAGACTACATTGTAAAATCACTCAACATGTGGGCAACAAACAGTGACAATAGCTACATTAGTCCGGAAGACTTGAAAAAATGTGCGATTGAAGAATCACTTGAAAATTATAAAGGTTATGAATGCTATGTAGGACTTGACCTTTCATCAGGTGGTGACTTGACTTCATTTTCAATAGAAGTTTTGACAGGAGAAAGTTTATTTTTTGATTCTCATTCATATATGCCCCGTGGTCGCTTTGCAGAACATCTCGAAAGTGACCTTGTTCCTTACGATTTATGGGAACAAGAAGGTTTAATTACTGTTACAGGTTCAGACAGTGATTACAAAAACGATTACAAATTTATCATTGAAGATTTAAAAAGGCTTAAACAAAAATACAATTTAAAATTCAGAGGAATTGGAATTGATCCGCATAACGCAGACGGAATATTATCCGAACTTGAAGATTTTGGATGTGATGTTTTTGTAATAACACAATCAGCAAGGAATTTAAACGATGCTACTGTTGATTTAAGGCTTTTAATTAAAAGCGGCAAAATCAGATATAATGCAAAAAACACATTACTTGAATATTCATTTGCAAACGCCGTTACGGTTAAAAACAGCTTTGATGAAATCAAAATTGAAAAAAGGGATTTCAAAAATACAAACAGGATTGATCCTGTTGATGCTTGTATTGATTCTCATTATTTAGCTATGAAAAATAAAAATAGCGAAATTATTAATTCACAAGCTGAAATTGAAAAATATATCAAAGAAATGGGGTGGTTATAGTTGGTTTTTTTTAACAGTTGGAAAGCTAAAAAGACAAAGAAAAATACTGACGGATGGTATCAACTTGCTGATTTTCTCGGAATTGATCTTGAAAATACTCCTAAGAGTGCTTTGTCAAACGCTACATATTATGCATGTCTAAAGACTTTAAGTGAAGCAATTGGTAAAATGCCGTTAAAAGTTCTTAGTCATCCTACAACAGGCGGCGTAAGAGAAGAATATAATCATCCGCTCTGGAAAGTTTTACACGACAGACCAAATGCATATATGCCAGCTTCGTTTTTTTGGAGCACAATGGAATTCAACAGAAATCATTATGGCAATGCGTACGCAATGATAGTCGGTGCCGGCAGAGATATGCAGCTTTACCCTCTCCCCTCTTCTGCTGTTGAACTTTGGTATGATAATGCTCACATTTTGCGCGATGTAGACGATGTCTATTATATCTATGCAGGTAATGACGGGAAAAGATACATCTTATCTTCTGATGAAGTTTTGCATTTTAGAAATTCAGCAACATATGACGGTATTGTAGGAAAAGCAGTTAAAACAGTTCTTTCAGAAACAATTAATGCAAATATAAAAAGTCAAAAGATGATAAACAAATTATATGATAACGGCTTTTCAGGCAAAGCAGCGGTTTATTATACAGGCGATTTAAATGACGACCTTGTAAAAACATTTTCTAAAGGTATTCAAAATTTTATTGACGGAAAGTACGAAAAAAACGGAATTAAAAATGTTATTCCATTGCCAATCAGTACAAAAATGGAAACCTTAGCAAATACAAGGCTATCCGAAAATCAATTTTTAGAATTAAAACAGTATTCAGCTTTGCAAGTCGCAGCCGCTTTCGGAATCAAGCCTGTGCAAATTGGCGATTATACAAAATCAAGCTACGCAAGCGCTGAAAGTCAACAGTTATCATTTTTAGTTGATACTTTGCTCTATATCATAAAGCAATACGAAGAAGAAATAACATACAAATTAATCACAAGCGACAAATATTACGCTAAATTTAATGTTGATGTTATTTTAAGAGCTGATTTCAGAAACAAAGTCGAAACACTTTCTACTGCAGTCAACAGTTTTATGATGACACCAAACGAAGCAAGAGCAAAGCTCGATTTATCAAATCGTGAAGGCGGAGATGTCCTCGTCGGAAACGGTGCAAGCATACCGATTACGGCTGTAGGTGCTCAATATATACCAAACCACGAGGAAGGAGGAAAAAGCTAATGAAAGGAATTATTGAAAAAACTGTAAATATCAATTCGCTAAAGTTAAGTGATGAAGAACTTGCTAAAATCAACAAACACACCTTATCCGTCGTGACTGCGGATGATGTGTTTGTTTTTAAAGCAATGATTGCCGATAATGAGCAAGACGATAGAAACTGTATGCCATTCACATTAAAGGCTTTGCAGGACCTCAAATCCTTGTATATGGGGAAAACTTTTATTTTCGACCACACAGGCGCAGCGGAAAAACAGATTGCTCGGGTTTATGACACTGAAATTATAACGAGTGAAGATAAGACAGAGCTCGGCGAAAATCACGCTGAACTTATTGCAAAAATCTATATGATTAAAACTGCAAGCAACGCAAATTTAATCAAAAATATTGCAGGCGGTATTCACAAAGAAGTTTCGACGTCCACTTTACCAGAAAAGTTGATTTGTAATATTTGCGGAGCAGACAATATGAAAGAATACTGTCATCACTACAACGGCAGAAAATATCTTGTCGATGGGAAAGAAAAAATCTGCAATTTGGTTATCGATGGTTGCAAAGAAGCATACGAACTTTCTTTCGTTGCAGTTCCTGCTCAACCAAGAGCCGGAACTGTTAAATCGTTCGAAAAGATGTTTGAAGCATCAAAAAAGGTTACAGAAAACGCAAAAAATTTACTTTTGAAAGTAAAAGTAAATGAAAACTATATTCTTACGGAGGTATCAGAATGAATAAGAAAATCAGAGCATTACTTGAGGTAATTAAGGCTAAAAACGAACAGGCTAAGTCTTTTCTTGACGGTGAAAGCAAGGACATTGAGAAAGCAAATGCACTTTTTGATGAAATTGAAATACTTAAGTCTGAACTTGAAGCAGAAAAGAAAGCACTTGAAAATGATAAAATTGCAGCGGGTCAGAAATTCGACGAACGCAAAGGCGAAAAAGGAAAAGGAACAAACTCAACAGAGAAGTTCGCAAATGACATTAAACTTCTTGCAACAAAAAAGCTGTCAGAGGGTGTGAACGACGACGGCGGTTACACTGTCCCTGAGGATATTCAGACAAAAATCAATCAGTACAAAACAGCTGATTTTAGTTTTGAAGATTATATTGACAAGGAAAATGTTACTACCCCAAAAGGTTCAAGAATTTATCAGAAGAAAACAGACGTTACAGGTTTTTCAAAGGTTGACGAAGGTAGTGATTTTGCTGAAATTGCTGAACCGAAATTTGAAAAGCAGACATTTGAAATCACAGAAAAAGGTGGCGTTCTTGCTGTAACAAATTCTCTTCTCAGGGATACAGCAGAAAATATTGAAAATGTAATTGTTGAATGGTTTGCAAAAAACAGACGTGCAACTATCAATAATGATGTTCTCACTCTTCTTGCAACAAAAACAAAGACAGCTATCACTGATGTTGTCAAAGGTCTTAAGAAAGTAGTCAACGTTACTCTCGGTGCTGCGTATGCAGGCACAAGTAAAATATACACTAACGACGACGGTGTAGATCTTCTTGACAATCTCGTTGATACAAATGGCAGACCTCTTCTCAATCCTATTCCAACAGAACCTAAGAAACTTCAACTTTCTGTTGGTGCAAGAGTGATTGAAATTGTTAATGTCCCAAACAGCGTTCTCAAAACAACAGGCAAGAAAATTCCTTTTGTTGTAGGTGATTTACATGAAGCTATAAAGAGATTTGACCGCCAGTCACTTGAAATTAAGGGTAGCGACATTGCGAGTGTGGGCTCATTAAATGCTTTCTCGCAGAATTTAACTCTTTTTAGAGGAATTATGCGCGATGACACAAAGCTTAAGGATAATGACGCATTCGTTTATTGTGAATACACTGTAACAGAATAAGACGAAAAAGGTATAAGCTATGTTTATTACTATAAATGATGTTAATGCTTTTTTAGGCATTGATGAATACGATGAAATGTCAGCAATAAACATCAAGCGGTCCATTAATGCAGCGGATAAATATCTTCAAGGGGCTATCGGTAAGAACTATCCTCAAGACGATGAGCGAGTGCATGAACTCGCTCTAAGGGTAGTCGCTGATTTATACGACACTCGAACACTGTCAGCTAAAAGCAATGCAAGTGTTAATAAGTTGACAGCCGACTTTGCACAACAACTCAAACTTGAGATTGAAAAGGAGCGTGAAGAGAATGGTTTTTGATAAACCTATCACAATCGAAAAACTCAATAGTGATACTGACGAATACGAAAAAGAATTCCAACTTCACGCTAAAGTCAACAAAACGAGTGCAAAAAATTTCTCTGAAAACGGCGCTGAACGAACAGGTATGTCATTAACTTTTGAAGTGCGTTACTTCTCAGCTTTAGAACAGATTTTTGGCAATTTTCAGAATTTCAGAATTATTTACAGAAATAAGGTCTTTTACATAAACGACTATGATGATTATATGGAGAGTCATAAAACTGTAAAATTAACAGGTGTTGCAAATGGCTAAAGGTGTGAAAGCAAGTGACATAGAAAAAGAAATTCAAAAAGTTTTTAAAGTTTATTCAGACGAAATTGCAGAACAATCTTTTAAAATTACAAAAAAGACAATGTTTAAATTCGTGAAAAGAACAAAAGAAAAAGCGCCGAAAAGTAAGATTAAAGGACGAAAACATTTTGCTGACAGCATTTCAAGTACAACAGAAACAAATGCGGTAAATGAAGTAATCGGCACTTGGTATGTTAAAGACCCGAACTACAGATTAACGCATCTGCTTGAGCACGGTCACCAAAACCGAAACGGAACGAGAACACCGGGAATGCATTTCATTTCTAAAATATACGAAGAGATTGCAACTGAATACGAGAAAGAACTCGAAGGAGTTATAAGAAATGATTGACGAAATTTTAACATCTGCGGGCTTTATTAAAGACAAAACATATACAGAAACCGTTTTCAGAAATCCTCCTGCGGTAACCTTTTGCGTTTATTCAGATGAGGTCGAAACCGAAGGCTCTGACTTTGATTGTGAACTTGAAACTCACACAATCGACATAGAGCTTTATGCACTTAATAAGCCTGATAAAGCCGCTGAAAAGCGCATTAAAAAAGCGTTAAAAAAACTCGGTATTCATTATACAAAGTTTGAACGAATTTGGCTGCAATCAGAAAAATATTATCAAACGGTATATGAATTTACATATACAGAAAAGGAGCAAGAAGATGAGTAAGAAAAAGAAAAGAATAGTTTTAGGCAGCGGCAGTCTGTATAGAATGGATTTCAGCGGAACACTTCCTGAACTTTCTGAAATCTGCAAAGAAGAAAACCGCTTTTCAAACATTAAAAACGGTGCAACTCTTGAATACACAAAAGAAACAGTAACTGAAAAAGACGACCTTGGTCTTGTAAGTAAAACGGTTATTACAACAGAAGATGCGATTTTAAAAGCAGGTCTTATGACTTTTTGCGGGGATACACTCAAATATCTTATTGAAACTGCAAGAGTTTCAACAACGGAGGACGGAAATCATTACCTCACAAAAATCGGTGGTATTACAAACGCTGATGAAACATCATATGTTTGGGCATTTCAGCACAAAGACAAGAAAGACGGTGACATCACTGTTCTCATTGTCGGCAAGAACAGCGCAGGTTGCACATTCAGCTTTTCGAAAGATTCGGCTTCTGTAATTGATGCAGAAATCAAAGCAGAGCCTTGCGATGACGAAGGTACTCTTATTTATTATTATGAAGAACTTACCTCTGCAGAAAAAGCAACCGTATAAAAAATTTGAAATAAACAAAAAAGCCAGAGGTCTTTCTCTGGCTTTTTTAGAAGGTGTTTTAATGTTTGACTTGACGGGAAATAAAATGTCAGCTTTTGAAATTAAAGGATTTAATATGATTGAATGTCCGAAATTGTATTTAGTTAAACAAGGGCAATCAATTTTTAAAATCACACAGAAAATACTTAATAATACCGCAAATGAATTTGAAATTAACATATTTTATGATTATATGTCAAAAATAACAAAGACTTCAGCCAAAAAACTTATAAAAAAATATTCTGTAGATGATTTGATTATTGCACTTGTGCAGCTATTTAAATCACTGACAGAACTTGATAAAAAATATTCTCTCCCCTATCTTCCTTGTGTAGAAATTGAAGATGACAGTTATTCTTTCGACATTCTCACACAAACGGATAAGGCTGTTGCCGATTACGCAAATATGAAAATTACAGATGTTTTAAATTTGAAATATATTGACTATTTAATATTGCGTAAAGACGCATATGTTTATAAATTATCGCAAACTGAAAAAGGTAAAGATTATCTTGAACAATGTTATTGCTTTGCAAGCGAAGAGCCTGACAGAGAATCATTAAGAAAGCAATTCGGAGGTAATTGATTATGGCATCTAATAAAAAAATTAAAGGCTTGACTGTTCAAATCGGTGCAGATACATCTAACTTTAACAAAGCAATGGAAGAAAGTAACAAAAAATCAAGGTCGTTAAAAAGTGAATTATCAGAGGTTGAACGACTGTTAAAGTTAGATCCGACAAATGTTGAGTTAGTTGCTCAAAAGCAAAAAATACTTACAGAACAGGTTGAGGAAAGTTCAAAAAGACTTGATATTCTTAAACAAGCACAAGATGAAGTCAATCAAAAATTCAAAAGCGGTGAAATCGGTGAGGAAACTTATAGAAATTTTCAGCGAGAAGTAATTAAAGCTGAAAATGATTTGCAAAAACAAAAAGAGGCACTTGATAAAGTAAAGAAATCAGCTGACAACACCGATACAGCTTTAAGCGATGCAAGCAAGGAAGCCGAAAACCTCGGTAAAAAAGATATGTCGGAAACTAAAAAAGAACTTGATGATGTTAAGCAATCTGCAAGTGACTTAAAAGATGTTTTTAAAGATACAATTGCAGAAGCCTCGGCAATTGGCGGAACACTTGTTGCAGGTGCAGCAACTGCTATCGGTTCAGCTAATGATAATGTTAAAGCTACAAACAACTTGCAAGCGTTGACAGGATTATCAAGTGACGAAGTTAAAGAATACAAAGAACTAATCGAAAGCGTTTATAAAAATAATTTTGGTGAAGACCAAGAAAATGTTGCAGAAGCAATCGCTCTTATTAAGCAAAATCTAAACGATTTAGACGATACAAAATTGCAAGATGTAGTTGAAAATTTGTTTACACTTGAAGATACATTCGGATTTGACTACACAGAAACTTTAAGAGCTGCTAAAATGCTTATAGATCAATTTGGTATATCTGCTGATGAAGCGTTTAATTTGATTGTTCAAGGCGCTCAAAACGGTTTAAATAAAAACGGTGACTTATTAGATTCAATTAATGAGTATTCTGTTCACTATAAGCAGCAAGGATATTCCGCAGAAGAATTTTTCAACTCACTTGAAAACGGTACCGCAGCAGGTACATTCAGTGTTGATAAACTCGGCGATGCAATGAAAGAATTTGGAATCAGGTCTAAGGACACAGCTACAACAACTCAAGAGGGTTTTGAACTTATTGGACTTGATGCTGATACAATGCGATCAAAATTTGCCGCCGGCGGAGAAAGTGCAAGGCAAGCAACCGACGAAGTTTTGCAAGCACTGTTTGATATGGACGATCAAGTTGCCCAAAACCAAGCAGGCGTTGACCTGTTCGGCACAATGTGGGAAGACTTAGGCATTGACGGTGTTAAGGCATTGATGGATGTAAAAGGCTCTGCAGATAAAACAAAAACATCAATGCAAGATATTAAAGATATTAAATATAGCGACATAGAATCTGATTGGGAAAGTCTTGGCAGAACTATCAAAACCGATATAATATCCCCGATCGGTAAAGATTTGTATCCTACTGCAAAAAAAGCAATAAGTTGGACATCAGAACATCTTGACGATTTAGAGATAATAATAGAAGGACTTGCTAAACAAGTAGCAATTGTATGGGGTGCTAAAAAAGCTCGAGAACTTACAACAGGTATTACTAATTTAATTGGAACATACAAAACGCTTACAACAGCTACAAACATCGCTACAACGGCTCAAGAAGGACTTAACACAGCACAGGCACTAAATGTTATAGGTGTTATCACAACGCTTGTTATAGGGCTTATATCTGCAGTACAGACATATAACGAATTAGAGTGGAGCAATTCAGAAGCGGGAAAATTTTGCGCTGAACTTGACGAAGCAAAAGAAAAACTTGAAGAAACAACTCAAGGAATTACAGACACTCTAAAAAACACTTTAGACAGTATTAATAATTTATATACTGACAATACTTTAATTGATGATTATCAAGCTAAATTGGACGAACTTCTCGGTAAAGCTACATTAACCCCAGAAGAACAATCACAATTGCAAACAATTGTTACATACTTTAAAGATAACATTGACGGCTTTGAAGACACTTGGGATAGATATGTTGAAATAAGTGATGGTGGTAAAGTAAACCTTAAAGGCGATCTTGGCGAAATAAGAACAGAAATCAATAAAACTATTGATGATTACCAAAAACTTGCTAATCAATCTGCACTTTCAGAATTACAAACTGAAAACGCTAAAGCTAAAATTACAGCAAATAAAAATACTGCTGAAATCAAATCGGAAATGGAATCTAAATATTCCAAGATCAAAAGTACACAAACAAAGTTGGATGATTTTCTAAAAGAAAGAAATATTACGCAAAAAGCACTTGAAAATTATTACTATGGAGGGGGAGCAAAAAACGATGCTTTTTATAAAGAAGGCATTGAACTTTTGGAAACATTACAAGATGAAAGTGAAGCATATGATGATTTACAAGACAAATATAACGAATCAGTTGGTGAAATTAATAAATTAATAATGACTAACGATGATTTAATAGATGTACAAAAAGTTCTTAACGGAGATTATTCAGATGCCGCAGCGGTATTAATGGCATATAATCAACAGATGATTTCACAAAACGATATTCTTTCAGCAACTGACGAAAATGGTAAAATACTTTGGGCATCAATGGATAAATTAAAAGAGGCAGCAACAGAAAGCGGAAAAAATACCGTTTTAGGACTTGTTGAAGGCACAAAAGAATATCAAGGCGCTCTTGCGGAAAATAGTCAAGGTTGGGCTGAAATAATTATCTCTGAATATGAAAAGGGAATGGATATGCACTCTCCGTCTAAAGAGATGCACAAAAGAGGTGTGTATACTGTTCAGGGATTAATTAACGGATTGCAAAGCAAAAACGGAGAAGTCGGCAACTCGGGTCGTAACATTGCACAACGAGCAAAAAACGGAACAAGCGGCATATCACTTTTTCAGACCGGCGTAAATTTTGTCAGAGGATTCATCAACGGAATTTCTGACGGGTCTATTCTTGATAATGTAAAAAATGCAGCAATTACTATGGGAAATAAAGCTATTTCAGCAGTTAAAAAAGTCCTCGGCATCAACTCCCCCTCAAAAGAAGCAAAAAAGCTCGGCGGTTTTTTTGCGGAAGGATTATCAATAGGAATAGACGGAAAACAGTACAAAGTTAAACGAAGTTCCGAATCAATGGCACAGGCTATGCTCGACAGTTTAGATTTTAATAATAATGAACAAGCAATAAAAATCGCAACTCAAAATTTTACAAAAGCAAACGATTTTCAAGGCGAAATAACAAACAACATTGAATTAAAATCTGTCGCAAGCAAACTTGATGAATTAATTTCAATAATTAAGAACTTGCCTGACCCGAAGCTGTATCTTGACAGTAATTTGCTTGTTGGAGCAACAACTAAAAAATATGACAATTCACTTGCCGATTTATCGACAAAAAAGAAAAGAGGATGGTAATATGCAATACAGGGAAATAGTCATTAACGATGAATTATTTATTAATCAAGAATTCGACAGTGTAATTTTATCGGGAAAAATCGGAAATCCCGAATTTCGTACATATACAGTTGAAATTCCTGGCAAAGACGGTCTATTAGATTTGACAGAAAGCATTGATGGTTCAGTTCATTACAACAATCGTGATATTGAATTCAGAGTGTTTATTGCAGGAAAAAGAATTAACGAAAGACTTGATTTACTCAACAATTATCACGGACAATATGTTAAACTTTATTCAACATATGATAATAATTACTATTACAAAGGTCGTTTATTTGTTAGTGTTGAAGAAAGAAAAGCTACATACGCATATGTGGTCCTTTCATTTGATTGTGAACCGTTTAAAATAAAAAGAGAAGTCACGACATCAGTTCATATTATAAGAAACAATCAAATACTAAAAATAAAAAACACAGGTCGTGCAACGACTGCAAAAATTACTTTCATTCAAAAAGTCGGTGATGAAACAGAAGGTAACATCGCTTTAAAAATTGATATTGATAATAATTCGAGTATTCTGTACAACATAACAGACGAAGCAACATTCACAATTCAAGCAAATGATAACGAATTTAATATGCACACAGGACATATGATAGACAGCAATTTTGTTGAAGGTTTAGCATCTTGTAAAATTAAAATCGAATACACAGAAATAAAACTATAAATTAAAAATATTTGTTGACAATTAACTATAATTGTTATATTATTTAACAAAGGAGTGGATTTTATGAACAGTAAGTTTTACACAGCACTAACAGTAATATTATTAATTTGCGGAGCTTGTGCAGGATTTATAGCAGGAGCTTTTTTTGAAACTGTACATACTGATATATATACAGAAACAGTAACACGCAGTTTTAATATTGCACTAATGGTAGGATGTTGGATTGCAACTGCATTGTTATGCTTAGTTTTTGGCGGTATTGCAAAAATTCTTTCATATCTTGAAGAATTGGGCGCAGGTAATTCGGTAAGTACTCAAACAACAGATTGGGAATGCCCTAAATGTCATTGTATGAACAAAGAGGAAGCAACCGAATGTTTTAACTGTCATTTGAAACACAATAACAATCTACAGTCAGACGATAAATGGGAATGTCCTAAATGCCATTCTTTAAATTCTTATAATGGTAATCCAGAATGTCCTAATTGTCATTGGCAGCCATAAAAACAAGCTGATTGCATTTCAATCTTACACATAGAAAAGCCACCCCGTTTGGAGTGGCTTTTAGTTTGCGGTTATTTAAGCTAAATTAAGTTTTTGCTTTTTATGCGCACATCTTCGAATGTGCGCTGTTTTTTATTTTGGTATAAAATTATAAAATTGTACAACATTGCGGACATTTTTAATTTTATAATAAAAACAAAAAGGGATTTAAATGGGAACAACATATAAAATAGAATATTTAACGGAAAACACAATTATAAAAATTTTTGAAACAGGTAAAATCGACGTAATTACTGCGGAGTATCACGCTGCTGTCAATTCTGCAGGCTCTCTGTCATTTAAACTTAGTCCGCTGCACGAAGCTTATAACAGTATTGAAACGCTTGCGGGAATAGTTGTACTTTTTAAAAACGATAAAATCATTTTTAAATCAAGAATATATTCGATTACAATAGATAATTACAACATTAAAACCGTTGAATGTGAAGGTATGCTTGCAGTTTTAAATGACAGTATTATAAAACCATACGAATACAGTGAATATAAAAGTCTTGACGGTACTAAATCGACACAAAGATTCGGCAATTGGATTTACCAACTGACAAACAATCACAATCAGCAAGTAACAGAAAATACACACTTTTTTATACCAGTAATGAGCGATGAATTACGAAATCTTAATTTTTCTTGTAAAAACACAAGTTATAGCGATACATGGAGCGAAATAAAAAGTAAATTTATAAATGAACTTGACGGATTTTTGTGGGTTGAGTACAACAACGAATTATTAACATTATCAACTGAACAAGATGTTTTACACTTTGACACAACACTATCTCGTGCGTGTAATCAAGAAATTAAGTATGCTGTAAATCTATCAAGCATTGAGCGTAAAATATGTGCTGATGATTTTGCAACAGCAATTCTACCCCTCGGCGGCGAATACGAAACAGAAACGGGAGGTAAGATCAAAACCTCAATTGTGAGTGTAAATAATAACAATGAATTTTTAGTTAATGATGATGCAGTTAAAAAGTACGGACGAATTAACAAAGTCATTAATTTTGACGGTGTTCTCTCCCCTACTGAACTTCTCAAACTTGCGAAAAATAAACTTGATGAAATTATAAGTCTGTCAGGTAACTTAAGTGTAAAAGCTGTAGATTTATCAATTGTAGATGATACACTTGACTGTTTTGAAATCGGGCAAAAGGTTAAAATCATAAGTGAAAATCATCAAACAGATATGTACGCTATTATTTCTGAATATGATATAGATTTGTTACAGCCGCAGGCAGCGGAATACAAACTTAATTCAGATTTTAAATCATTTGTAAATATAACTAATCAAACAATTTACAAAATAAAGGAATGACAATATGACAACAAATGCAATTTTTTTTGATGATGTTAAAGAAATTACTACAGAAAAACTATACCAATACGATATTTGTCAAAAGCTCAAAATATCCGGTTTTGACATAAACGAAAACACAGAAGTTCATTTTAAAAGTCCTTATTCTAAAATCGCTCAAATAGCAACGGGCACATTAAACGGTTCATCATTAACTGTTGTTATTCCTGATGAATTTCTCGAAAGTGCAGGTAACGGCAAGGTATGGGTGTGTACAATTGATGGAAACGAAGTTACAACAATTCGCACAATTAATATTCCTATCGCTGAACGAGCAAAGCCTGCTGGGTATGTATCAAAAGCAGACGGCTCATACAGAAAGTTTAATGAAGAAATTGCAGATCTTAACAACAATAAAGCTAACAAGGAAGAAGTCAGTGCTGAAATATCAAAAGCAAAATCAGAAGCAATTACAAAAGCAGATTCTATGCTTAATGATTATGATAAAACTCAAGTACAGCCCGCTCTTGAGAAAAAAGCGGATAAGGCGGATACTCTTGCCGGTTACGGAATTACCGATACTTATGATAAAACATATCTGGATAAGGCACTAAGGGACAAACTTAATAAAATGCCCTTCGATACTGTACCTAAGGAGAATAGCCCGAACTATATCACAAGTGGCACATTATACAGCAGCGTTAATACTCTTAATCAGACTATTGCAAAAAATAAAACCGCTGCGGAAAGTGCTATTGCAGCAAAGTACGACAGTTCAAATATTGAGAGCGGTTCGGGAGAATTATCTCCGGCGCTGACAATTTATGAGGGCAGTGCGGGAAAA